TTACGGTGGTTTTCTTATGCTTGGCGGAGAAGGAGGGATAAATTATACCACTTCACACCGCTTTTTACTGCTTTATAAAACTACTCGCAAACCACGCTTTTACGTCATTTAAGCCGCCTTTCTTGTTTCATGTTTCGCAAGCATATATTTACAATTCAGCTTTATCGTGTACAATTCGTGTACGCCAAATCAGGCGATCTCATTCAATATCTTCACCGCACGTTCTTCCTCTCGTGGGTAGAGGTGCGAGTAGGTGTTCCATGTCATTGATATGTTGGAGTGCCCAAGTCGTCTTGCTATCTCCTGAATGTTTATGCCCTCGTTGGCGAGCAGGGAAGCGTGGCTGTGACGGAAGTCATGAATACGGATACGTTTGACACCTGCTAAGTCTGCAAACTTCTTATTTGTCTTTTCAAGGGACGTGTCACGGATAGGACGCTCACCACCGCAGATGTACATATTATCATTGAACTTCGGCACAGCTTTCTTACAACGTTCGTAATGCTCATCAAGCACTGTTTTGAGAGGCTCTGGTATTTGTATCGTCCGTATGCTTGGCTTGTTCTTTGGCGGCGTGATACGATCACCGCCTTTTAGCTTCTGAGCAATGCTCTTGGTGATGGATATGTAGCCGTCTTTTATATCCGTCCATTGCAAGGCGTATATCTCGCCTTTTCGCATACCCATGAAAAACGCTATGTTGAAAAATACATAGTAGTTCCATTCGTACATTGAGCCGCCGTCCTCTGCTTCCTGAGCGTAATTCTTAGCTGCCGATATGTATTTCTTGAACTCGTCAGGCGTGTAGAAAAGCATTTCTTTCTTGGCTTCAAGGGGCGCTTTGAAGTTGCCTGCGGTGATAACGGGGTTTTTCGGAATGTATTCCATTTTCACAGCATAGTTCATCATTGCACGAAATTCGCCATAAATGTTCTTTCGAGTGACGATAGCCAATCCCTGCTCTGACAGCTCCTGCTTCCATTTCTGCACCATTGGCACGTTCAGATTATCTATCCTCACGCTTTCAAAGGTGGGCAGGACGTTCTTTTTCAGTATTCTTAGGGACTTGTCCAGTGATGTTTCACGGACCTCTGAACGCTTGGCGGTGATGTACTCCGTGAATAGCTGTCCGATAGTCATTTTCGGAGTTATCTCTTTAGCATTGAGCTTTTGTGTAAGCTGGAGTTCAAGCTGCTTAGCCGTCTCTGCGCCAAACACCACACGGTCTATCTGATGAGGCTTTCCGAAACTGTCCGTATAATTGACACGCACACGATATTTTTGCAGACCGTCTTTTCTGATGTTCTTTCCGTTCTTGTCCGTCATTTTGTAGATCGGCATAAATATTCCTCCTATTCTTGACACTTCCTTGAAAGTGTGCTACAATAAAAGGGCAAAATTCGCCCTTTATTGGTCTATTGGTGTGAATTTGAATCGAGCTGATACTGTCAATATCAGTTCACCTGTCCTCTGAGTGCTGTCAACACTCGGAGGACTTTTTTTATTTTAAAGCTGTATAATTATAGTTTCAGTATCAAAGCCGTCAGACCAATCATCGGAATTAAAGATATGAAAACTGAATTCAAAAGTTTGCATATCGTCTTCGGATATAGAATTTTCCTCTAATGACCAACTATTAATTCCTATTGAATCATTTGCTTTTTTACCTGCATTGACATCCGCAGACATTGTTGTATCAACCATAAAGCCGTTCGCAGAAAAATCACGAACCTGAACTGTATAATTTGTGCTCGTGCTATTTTCAATCAGTACTTTGATTTCTGGACCAAATATACTGCTTGTATAATCCATACCAGTAAAGGTAATCTTAATTCCGTTATTATCAAACAAAACTTGATCTTTGGGTTCTTCAGCAGTAGTTGTTGTAGTGGTGGTAGTAGCTTTAGTGGTCGTAGTAGTCGTTGTTGTGGTAGGCTTTTCCGTCGTTGTTGTCGTTTCTTCCGTCGTAGTCGTAGTCTCCGCTGTGGTTGTCGTCGTTGTGGTTTCCTCTGATGTTGTAGTAGTGGTAGTTGTTGCAGTAGTGTTTTCACTTGAAGATGAGCTGTCACCACTTCCACAAGCGGACATTCCGCAAACGAGCGATAATGCAATTACTCCAGCTATAAACTTCTTCATAAAAAACTTCCTCCTTGTAATTCAATAATTTCCGACATTTGTAAACAATTTATGAAATCATTTACATTGTCTTAAATTGGTGATATAATGTATTTGTAACCATGCAGGAGAAAATTCTGTGTGCTGTCCCTGTCAGTATTTGCGGTACTGACGGGGACTTTTTTATATCACCCTGTTATAATATCCATACAATTCACAAACCTTGACCATAAAATCTTCGGTGACACCGAAGAACTCGGCAAGCTCCCATATTTCAAGGATACCATTTTCAAATGCTTCTATCAGCTCGTCCTCTGTGACGAGCTTTTTTATTGCCCATTTGTCCGCACGAAACTCCATTCGAGAACGAAGTTCCAAAGTCTTTTCATTATAAAATGCACCTGTTTCACAATGCCCCAGCTCGTGAGCCATTATGACAGTTTCTTCTGCTCTCGTGGCGATTTTCTTAGTGTCTACCACAATCGCACATTGCCCCCTATCGCTAATGGATATGGACTTCTGCTCATTTCTTAATTTTCCGTCGATAACTATAATGTCCCTGTCCTCCGCAAAGCTGCGTAGTTCAGCACTATCCATATGTACCGCCTCTATTCTTTGTTCTTTTTATCCTCTCTCATCTGACGTGCTATCTGAGCGTAATGTTTTACATCTGCCAACACATCATCATCAACGTCTGATGTTCCCCATAGGGCGAACTTGATGTTATCGTCGGTATCGTCTTCGGTCTTTTCACCCCTGAGAATATAATCGGTGGAAACGTCAAAATATTCACCTAATTTCAATAATGTTTCAAAATCAGGCTCTCGCTTTCCTAATTCATACAAACTGTATGCCTGTTTAGTGATATTAAGATAATCAGCTACAACCTGTTGAGATACTCCTTTTTCGTTTCTTAGCTGTCTTAATATATCGTTATACATATTTTTCAACTCCTTGTCATTGATTAAATTATATCAACTTTCTGTTGACTTGTCAATAGTGTCATCAAATTGTTGTCTGAATTTATTGAAAACTCACAAATTTATTTAATTTAGCAACAAAGTGTTGACATTTGAGTTTTTATATGTTATTATATAGACAACAAAACGTTTACAAGGAGGTGAAATAAATGAGAGAATGGTTAAAAACTCTCCGTGAAAACAAGCAGCTTACTCAACAGAATGTTGCCGATATGCTTGGAATATCAAAACAGTATTACCAACTAATCGAAGCTCATGAAAGACAAAAGAAAATGGACATAACGCTTATGACAAAGTTATCTGACATTTTTGGAGTGTCTTTCAATGAGATCGTACAGCAGGAGAAAGCACTTACAGACAAGATTGCGTATAATGAATCTCTTGACATTAATTATACTCAGAACGCTGAAAATGTCAACAGCTAACAGTCCGATTGAACGGACAGAAAGGGGTGAGGAATTATGTTTGATGATTTTAAGCAAAAAGTCAAAATGATTGCGAAATCAAAGTGCTTAACGTATGCTCAAATAGCTGAGAAATCGGGTGTAAAGGAAAGTACAATTAAAGCGTTTATGTGCGGCGCAACTGATAGCAGGCGTGTTGCTGAAAAAATAGCAGATGTACTTAATATTAGTCTTATTTACAGTAATGGTGAGTACAAAATAATTAATGAAAGGGAAATAGTACGATGAACGAATTAAAAACATTCACAAATGCAGAGTTTGGCTCTGTAAGAACAATCGAGATTGACAACGAACCGTATTTTGTCGGCAAGGACGTTGCTGAAATTCTTGGATATAGTGAGCCAAGAAGTGCAGTGTCTAAAAAAGTTGACTCCGAAGATAGAGGCGTTGCTAAAATGGAAACACCTTCGGGTGTTCAGGAAATGACCATAATCAACGAAAGCGGACTTTACAGCCTTATCTTCGGCAGTAAACTTCCAAAGGCAAAAGAATTCAAGCACTGGGTAACAAGCGAGGTTCTTCCTTCAATTCGTAAACACGGTATGTATGCAACAAACGAATTATTAAACGATCCTGATTTTGCTATTCAGGCTTTTACCGCACTCAAAGAAGAGCGTGAACGTAGAAAACAGCTTGAAAGTATAGTAGAGCAGGACAAGCCGAAGGTACTCTTTGCTGATGCTGTTGAAACTGCACAAACTTCAATACTTGTCGGTGATCTTGCAAAGCTTATCAAGCAGAACGGTGTGGATATAGGTCAAAAACGCTTGTTTAACTATCTGCGTGAAAACGGATATCTCATTAAGTCGGGAAACAGCAAGAATATGCCTACTCAAAAGGCTATGGACAAGGGTCTGTTTGAAGTCAAAGAACGTACAATAAATAATCCCGATGGTTCTGTAAGAATTACAAAGACGACAAAGGTCACTGGAAAAGGACAAACTTATTTCATAAACGAGTTCTTGGCATAGTTGTCAACCAGCAAAATGTCAATGGTTAACAGTACGAGAAAACGGACAGAAAATGAGGGGGTTAGGACTTGGCGGCTAATATAGTGTATGCTATAGCGTTCGGATTATTGGCAGGTGGTATTCTGTCAGACTGTGATTTTGATTGTGTTATGGACTACATAATGTTCATTATGGCATTGGGATTATGCCTGTTAAACATAGTATTGTGCCTACTGTGATAAAGAGTACAAACAGCAAAGAAAAAATCAATATGGTCTGTAATATCGCAAGTGAGACAGCTTTTGTGATGAAAACTATTTTACCATGTCGGTCATACCAATTGTGTTGATAGCGATATGTCATTGAAATTTTTGGAATGCCAACATATTTACAAAGATTGTTGTAAGTATTCAAAAAGCTGTTGCAGAACTTTTCATAAAACATTTGCTTGTCTTTTTCTTCGCAGTTGAGAAAAATTTCAAAGCCATTGTAAACGTCATTTCCAACATAAGCACGATTATTTTCAATTACATTGCAAACTTGCTTTATAACAAAATCAAAATTTTCATTATTTTTATATGTATATAAATGATTTTTAAGCAGTTTAAGCAATGGATCATATATACTGAGAAGTCGTTCTTTTGATATGTCTTTTTTCTTAACTACACATCTGTAATACCAAATAGATATAATGATTGCGAGAACAGGACAAATAACGGTAATGAAACTATATAGTTTTTCCAATTTAAAACTTCCTTTCGTATGATTTTCTACATTATACCACAAGAAGTTAGATTTTTCAAGGAGGTACAAAGGTATGAAACTGTACAAGGTCACAACGACAGACCAGTATAATCGCAACTGGGTCTATACAGTATCCGCTGATAGCGAACGTGAGGCTTTGTGGAAGGTAAAGGCGAACGCTATTAGTTCGGGTGAAACTCTTTTGACAACCGAGGAGGTGAGCTAAATGAGATCACCTGACATAGAAACAGCGGTGCGGCTGTACTATGAAAAGCCCGAAATAACCAATGCGGATATCAAGGAGCTGTTCGGCACAGGTGAAACGCAGACTATCAAGATCAAGAGAGCCGTTAAGGAGGAAATGGCAAAGCGTGGAGTGAAGTCATGGCTACCACACTCGGTAAATACCGAGATAGCCTACGAGGTGTGGGGCATTGATATCGACAACTTCGAGAAAAGGCTTAAAAAGCTCCGCACGCTTTACGGAAAGGACGTGAAATAATGGACATATCAACATTTCTGCGCATAGTGTCGCTGTCGTCTGCACTGTTGGCACTGCTCGTGCTGGTTTGCGCACATGTGTATATCAGCCTCAAACAGCAGGCTGAGGACGAAGCTGAGGAAAAGCTCGAAAAGGCTATAGCAAACGCTTCAAGACCTGTGGTCAAAGTCGAGATACATACGAAAGGAAAGTGGTAAAATGGCGTTGATACTGCTGATAACAATAGCTGTGCTTGCAGTGATAGGTGTAGTGATGTACATAGTACTTGGTGCCATTGAAAAGCACTGGGAGAAAAAGTTTAAGGAGGATAAAGATGACGAGAGAAGAAACGATAAAGGCATTTGAATGCTGCTACATGACGCATAACTGTGAAGGATGTCCATTTGAAGAGCAAGGGGAATGGGGATGCGGCAACGGAGGGCCAGAGCTCAACAAAGCTGTCATACACTACCTTAAAGAAAACGAGCCTGCACCTGCGGCAACAGGCACAAGCTCGGAGGTGGTATCAAAAGATACCAATTCAACACACCTTGATGATAGCACATTGCTTGACATTTGTCAAGAAGGAATAGAGGAAATGGCGAAAATAGCCCTCGATGATTACCCAAACGAATTCCTGACAGGATATGTTGAGGCTTTCAAGCACAACATCAAGAGGCTGAGAGGCGGTGACGGCAAATGAAAGGCTTGCCAACACGCTGTATAGATCCTGTCATGAAGTGCTGTCAGGATTGCACTTGGGGATATTGTGAATATGGCGATGACGTGGAATGCTCTGCCGACCTAGCAGGCTGCTGTTTTGAAAGTAGTTGTACACTCGGTTTTGACCAAGGCAGACCTGAGGACGAACCAACAGATGAAGAACTGCAAGAGTTTGAGAAGGAGTTTGAAGCCATCGAAAGGAGAATGAAAAAATGTCAGTAAAAATAAACTCACTTGAATTTGAGAACGTAAAGAAAATAAAAGCCGTACAGCTTGAGCCTGCAAAGAATGGACTTACTGTTATCGGCGGTAAGAACAGGCAGGGCAAGACCTCTGTGCTTGACGCTATCGCTTGGGCACTTGGGGGAGATAAGTATAAGCCGTCCTCTCCTCAGCGTGAGGGGTCTGTTGTCGAACCACATTTGAAGATCACCCTCGACAACGGTATAGTAGTGGAGCGTTCGGGCAAGAACAGCTCTCTCAAAGTCACGGACAGCACAGGCAAGAAAGGCGGTCAGCAGCTTTTGAACAGCTTCGTTGAACAGTTCGCACTTGACCTGCCTAAGTTCATAAATCAGTCAAGCAAGGAAAAAGCTTCAACTCTGCTGAAAATAATCGGCGTGGGCGATACGCTCTATCAGTTGGAACATAAGGAACATTCCCTCTATGACCAGCGTACCGCTATCGGCAGGATAGCTGACCAGAAGTCTAAGTTTGCAAAGGAAATGCCTGTGTACGCAAACGTTCCTTCCGAGCCTGTTTCGGCTTCGGAGCTTATCAGACAGCAGCAGGATATACTTGCTCGCAACGGCGAAAATCAGCGTAAGCGTGACCAGAAAGAATACTACGAAAAGCAGTTGGAGCTTGCTAAGTCCGCCTATGAGCGTGCAAAAGCAAGCTATGAAGCGGCAGCGAACAACTTCAAGCTTGCAAGCCTTGACGCAGAAAACCTCTTGGACGAAAGCACAGCGGAGCTTGAAAAGAACATCTCAGATATTGAGGAGCTGAACAAGAAGATAAGAGCAAACCTCGACAGGGAAAAAGCTGAGATAGACGCTGAGGACTACTGTTCACAGTATACATATCTCACTGAGCAGATAGAGGACGTAAGGCAGGCTAAAACTGACCTGCTGGGCAGTGCCGACCTGCCTCTTGAGGGGCTTTCAGTTGAGGACGGAGAGCTGCTGTATAACGGGCATAAGTGGGATAGTATAAGCGGTGCTGAACAGCTTATCGTCGCTACCTCTATCGTGAGAAAGCTCAACCCTGACTGCGGTTTTGTCCTGCTGGACAAGCTTGAACAAATGGATACCGACACCCTTGATGACTTCGGCAAGTGGCTTGAAGCACAGGGCTTGCAGGCGATAGCCACAAGAGTTTCCACAGGTGACGAGTGCAGTATCATTATTGAGGACGGCAGGTCAATGGACAATGATAAGGAAGAAAACACAGAAACGAAAACTTGGAAAGCAGGTGCATTTTAATGTATGAGATAACATCAGGAGTTGTAAGCTCCGCACAGAAAGTCGTGATATATGGTCCTGAGGGCATAGGTAAATCCACCTTTGCGGCTCAGTTCCCCGACCCTGTATTTATTGATACTGAGGGCAGTACAAAGAAGCTGAACATCAGACGTTTCCCTAAGCCAACAAGCTGGGAAATGCTCAAAAACGAGGTAAAGGAAGCTATGAACGGCAGGCTCTGCAAGACCCTGGTCATTGATACATTTGATTGGGCTGAACAGCTTTGCATTGAAACGATCTGCTCGGCACATCAGAAAAAAGGCATTGAAGATTTCGGCTACGGCAACGGCTATGTTTACGAAAAAGAGGAGATAGGCAAGTTCCTTAATCTCTTGCAGGAGGTAGTTGACAGCGGTATCAACGTTGTGCTTACGGCTCACGCTCAGATGAGAAAGTTTGAACAGCCTGACGAGCTGGGCGCTTATGACCGTTGGGAACTGAAGCTCGGCAAGAAAACTTCTTCTCAGATATCGCCTCTTGTGAAAGAATGGGCAGATATGGTGCTGTTTGCAAACTACAAAACATATGCAGTAGCTGTGGATAAGGACGGCAAGAAGTTCAAGGCTCAGGGCGGCGACCGTGTTATGTACACCACACATCACCCTTGCTGGGATGCTAAAAATCGTGACGGACTTCCGTCTGAAATGCCTTTTGAGTATAGTGGCATAGCTCACCTGTTTGCGTATACACAGCCTGCTGAAATGCCTAAGCCTGTGCCTGCGCCGACAGTTCAGACAGCACAGCCTACACAGACCGCACAGACTGCCACACAAAAATCGGACGAGCCTCTTACTGATCTCAGCGGCTTTGAGGACGTTGCACCGCCGCCAATCGTTATCCCTGAGGGCATACCGAAAGCACTTGCAGACCTTATGAGAGCCAACAATGTAAGCGAATCAGATATACGCCTTGTGGTATCTCAGAGAAACTATTTCCCTTATGATACCCCTATCACAAACTATCCTGACGACTTCGTGCAGGGCTGCCTGATAGGTGCTTGGGAGCAAATGCTGCCGCTTATCAGAGAAAATCAGAAAGTACCATTTTAAAAGGAGGACAACACTATGGATAATTTTATGGAATACGGCTGGGAAGATGAGATAGTCAACGAGGGTGGGGACTTTGTCCTGCTCCCTGAGGGGGACTATGACTTCACCGTTGCAAAGTACGAACGTGCAAGACACGAGGGGTCGGCAAAAGTACCGCCCTGCAATATGGCAAAGGTCACATTCACCATATGGGGAGCTGAGGACAGCGTGGAGATAACAGAGAACTTCTTCCTTTGCAACAAGTTTGAGTGGAAGCTCTCAGCACTTTTCTTGGCTCTAGGGCTAAAAAAGCATGGCGAGCCGCTGAAAATGAACTGGAACGCTATCACAGGCAAAAAGGGCAAGTGTCACGTCTACGTTGACAACTACAAGAACAAGGACGGTGAGGACAGGCAGTCCAACAAGATTAAGAAGTTCTATGCCTATGACGAGAATGTGACTACCGTTCAGCCTGCTCAGATGCAGACACCGCAGTATAGTCAGCCTGCTCAGACAGGTGGCTGGAAAGCCGGTGCATTCTGATGATGAATTTAAGACCATATCAAAACGAGGCTAAGCTTGCTATACTCGAACAGTGGTCTGAGGGAATAAACAAGGTCCTTGCAGTTCTGCCGACAGGAACGGGAAAGACAATACTTTTCTCGGCTGTTACGGAAGAATGTGTGCGGCAGGGTAAGCGTGTGCTTATCCTTGCCCACAGGGGCGAGCTGCTCGACCAGGCGGCTGACAAGCTTATGAAGTCAACAGGGCTTGGCTGTGCCACCGAAAAAGCAGAGCAAAGCTGTTTAGGCTCTTGGTATCGTGTGGTAGTAGGCTCAGTTCAGACCCTTATGCGTGAGAAAAGGCTCAAAGGCTTTTCGGAAAATTACTTCGATACCATTATCATTGACGAGGCTCATCACGCTATCTCAGACGGCTATCAGAGAGTGCTTGACCATTTTCCTGAAGCTCAGGTACTCGGGGTAACGGCTACACCTGACAGGGGCGATATGAAGAACTTAGGCTCGGTGTTCGACAGCCTTGCATATGAATACACACTGCCTCAGGCTATCAAAGAGGGCTATCTTTCACCTATTAAGGCTATCACCATACCGCTAAAACTTGACCTTTCAGGAGTTTCAACTCAGGCAGGAGATTTCAAGGCTAGTGATATCGACACGGCACTTGACCCATATCTTTATCAGATAGCTGATGAAATGCTCAAATACTGTAAGGAACGCAAGACAGTTGTGTTCCTGCCGCTTGTCAAGACCTCTCAGAAGTTCCGTGATATCCTTATCAGCAAAGGGTTCAACGCTGCTGAGGTCAACGGAGAAAGCACAGACAGAGCGGAGATACTTGAAGCTTTCGACAAGGGCGAATACAACGTGCTGTGCAACTCAATGCTCCTCACAGAGGGCTGGGACTGTCCGTCAGTTGACTGCGTTATCGTGCTAAGACCAACAAAAGTGCGTGGGCTTTACTGTCAAATGGTAGGCAGAGGTACAAGGCTCTGCGAGGGAAAGACAGAGCTTTTACTGCTTGATTTCCTATGGCACACAGAACGCCACGAGCTTTGCAGACCTGCACACCTTATCTGTCAGAATGAAGAGGTCGCTGAGAAAATGACCGAAAATCTTGCCAATGAGGCAGGCTGTGCAGTGGATATCGAAGAGGCAGAAAAACAGGCAAGCGAGGACGTTGTGGCACAGCGTGAAGAGTCTTTGGCAAAGCAGCTCAAAGAAATGAAAACACGCAAGCGAAAGCTCGTTGACCCTTTGCAGTATGAAATGTCCATACAGGCTGAGGACTTGTCCTCTTACGTTCCTGCTTTTGGCTGGGAGTGTGCTCCTGCTACCGACAAGCAGAAAGCAAAGCTTGAAAAGCTGGGCATTTTCCCTGACGATATAGACAACGCAGGCAAGGCAAAGCTTATCCTTGACCGCCTTGAAAAGCGCCGCAATGCAGGACTTACCACTCCAAAGCAGATAAGACTGCTTGAAAGCAAGGGCTTTGAGCACGTTGGCTCTTGGAGCTTTGACAATGCAAGCAGGTTGATAGCCCGTATCTCTGCCAATGGTTGGAGAGTGCCGAGAGATATCGACCCGAAAACATACACACCTGAGAATTAAGGAGAAGTGAATGGATAACACAAATTTGCTTAAAATGCTTGAATACATAGACCCTGCAAGCTGTGATTATCAGGAATGGGTCAATGTGGGAATGGCTCTCAAGCACGAGGGCTATTCCGTGAACGATTGGGACAGTTGGTCGAGGTCAGACAGCCGTTATCACAGCGGTGAGTGTGAACACAAGTGGCAAGGCTTTAACGGCAATGCTCAGCCCGTGACCGCAGGAACTATCGTGCAAATGGCAAAGGAAAGAGGATACAGCCCCCATGAGTTTAAGGCATACGATTGGGACGGCGAGATAATTGCAGAAGAAAGCAGTCCCCTTGTAAACGGCGGTGAGGGCATACCGATCACCGAGCCTGCTCAATGGGATCCTGTCAAGGAGATAGTCACATATCTTGAAACACTCTTTGAAGCAGGAGAGAACGTGGGCTATGTTACGCAAACGTGGGAAACAGAAAAGGACGGCAAGACCAGGTATCTGCCCACAAAGGGCTGCTGTGACAGGACGGCAGGGGAGCTTATCAAGAGGCTTGGCGAATGTAACGGCGACATTGGTGCGGTGTTTGGCGACTACAAGGAAGAAGCCGGAGCGTGGATCCGCTTCAATCCTCTTGACGGCAAGGGCGTAAAGAACGAGAATGTAACAGACTACCGCTATGCTCTTGTTGAAAGCGACAGTATGCCTATAGAACAGCAGAATGCTGTGATGAGAGAGCTTGAACTTCCTATCGCTGTGCTTGTATACAGCGGTGGAAAGAGCGTTCACGCTATCGTCAAGATAGACGCTCCCAACTATGATGAATACCGCAGGCGTGTTGATTTTCTTTACAAGGTCTGCAAAGAAAGCGGTCTTGACATAGATAAACAAAACCGCAATCCCTCACGTCTTAGCCGTATGCCAGGCGTTATGAGGAACGGCAAGAAACAGTTCATCATTGACAAGAACATAGGAAAAGAAAGCTTTTCAGAATGGAAAGATTACATAGAGAGTATCAATGATGATCTCCCCGACCCTGAGAGCCTGAGTGCTGAGTGGGATAACCTGCCTGAGCTTGCACCACCACTTATTGACGGCGTTCTCAGACAGGGTCACAAAATGCTCATTGCAGGTCCGTCAAAGGCAGGCAAGTCTTATGCACTTATCGAAATGTGCGTGGCGATAGCTGAGGGGGTCAAGTGGTTTGGCTGGCAATGCACCAAAGGAAAGATACTATACGTCAACCTAGAGCTTGACAGAGCATCTTGTCTGCACCGCTTCAAGGACGTGTACACCGCAATGCACCTAGAGCCTGAAAACCTCAACAGCATAGACATATGGAATCTGAGAGGTCACAGCGTACCAATGGACAAGCTTGCACCAAAGCTTATACGCCGAGCAAGCAAGAAGAATTACATTGCCGTGATAATAGACCCTATCTACAAGGTCATAACAGGTGATGAGAACTCAGCAGACCAAATGGCGCACTTTTGCAACCAGTTTGACAAGGTATGCACAGAGCTTGGCTGTGCGGTCATATACTGCCACCACCACTCAAAGGGAGCGCAGGGTGGTAAGCGTTCAATGGACAGAGCCAGCGGTTCAGGAGTATTCGCCCGTGACCCTGACGCACTTCTTGACCTTTCAGAGCTTGACATTTCAGACAGCCTTTACAAGCAGCAGGAGGACGAAACTGTTTGCCGTATCTGTGAGGACTGGATGAGGAGATTTTACAGAAATACTGATGACCTTTGTTCACAGGACGATCTTGTTACGCCGTCAAAAATGCTTGAGATAACGCACAAGTACCTGCACCCGAACTCATACAAGCTTATGATGGCCGAAATAGACAAGGCTAAGCTTGCAGTAAGAAACCGCACGGCATGGCGTATAGAGGGTACTCTGAGAGAGTTCCCGAAGTTTGCTCCCCTCAATATGTGGTTTGATTATCCTGTTCACAGAGAGGATACTGTGGGCGTGCTTAAAGACTGCGAGGTAGAGGACATCACACCGAATTGGAAAAAGAATTTCAGCAAGAAAAAGACCAATGAAGACCGCAGCAAGGAGCGCAAGGAGAGCATTGAAACAGCTTTCAGCGGTGTGCAGGAGAACGGCAAGTGCCGTATTTCTGAGCTGGCGGAGTACATAGGAAAGAGCGAAAAGACCGTTGGAAGATACCTCAAAGAGCATGGTGGCTTTTGGATAGAAGAGGGAGAATGCGGCTTAAAAGCTCAGTAGACAGACAAGACAAAATCGAATTTTTGAACTTAGACAGACAGAAAAAAATCGAAAAGTGTCAGGGACAAAATCGAGCTTTTTACTTGTCGGACAATATCGAAAATTACCGAGTTTGTCGGACGGACAGACAAATCTATTATTATAAACAATACTTTTTGTCGGGGGCTTGAAACTGCCCCGACGAAAAAGTAATCAGAATAATGACGCACGAGAGGAGCACACGCAGATGAAAGCAACAAGAAGTAAGGCAAGGCAAGACGTTGTTAATGCAGCTAAGAAAATGCCACCACTTTTTCATAAGCTGCCTAATGAAGATTTCGACTATCGAAAATCACGCACGCTTTGGTGGCTCGTGAAACAGCCGCAGGTACTCAAATACATTTGGGATATGGTCAAACAGTCGGGAGCATTGGTGTATGATGACAAGTCACACAAGTGGCACGGAGTAGATTTCAAATGCGAGGAGGAAGATGATGACTGAATTTTTTATGGCAATGATACCGCCGACGGCTACAGCACAGGAACACAAGGTGGCGGTAAGAAACGGCAAGCCAATATTTTATGATCCACCCGAAGTCAAGGAGGCAAAAGAAAAGCTCACGGCAAACCTTGCAAGGCACAGACCGCCTGAGAAATACATCTGTGGAATAAGGCTGATAACGAAGTGGCTGTTTCCGAATGACGGCAAGCACAAGGACGGAGAATACAAGACCAGCAAGCCTGACACAGACAACCTGCAAAAGATGTTCAAGGACTGCATGACAAAGCTTGACTTTTGGTCGGACGACCAGCTTGTGGCAAGTGAGATATGTGAGAAGTTTTGGGCGAACACGCCAGGCATTTATGTGAGGATAGAGGAGCTATGACGATACACGAGGTAAAGAAAAGTCTCGGACGCAGGGTGAGCTACAACGGCTCCGATTACTACGAACTGACAGGGTGCATTATCCGCAAGAGCAGTAAGACAGGTCAGTTCTTCTATCAGGCAGAGATCGCTGACAAGACTTGTGGCAATACGTTGGTGTATTGTAGTCTGGAAGAGTTGAGGTGTGAGAATGAAACACACTGACCACACCCTCTGTTGGCACTGCCGCCACGCAGTACCGACAAAGGATAAGATAACAGGAGAATACCTCACAGGCTGTGCATGGTCCATAGACCGCAGACCGGTTGAGGGTTGGAGGACGTGTCAGCACAGAATGTATGAGGCGCAAAAGGGTGGTATGATACATTCGTATACGGTGACTGAGTGCCCTGAATTTGAGGAGGGATAAAAGTGAAAAGCTATGAGGAGCGTACCAAAGACAATGAACAGAAGATAGCAGCTTTCCAAACTAAGCAGAAAATGCCGTATGAGTTCAAGGTCAAATACGCTGAGGTCAGAGTAAGGGAGTTCATTCGTGAATGTGACAAAAGAAATCTGAATACGCACATATCGGTAGGCGGACTTGACAGCATAACGCTTTTGAAATTTATACATGATTACTGTGGTTTCAGTTATGTTCCAGGTGTATCGGTATCTAGTCTTGAAGACAAATCTATTCAGCAGATACACGAGCAACTTGGTGTGATAAAGTTAAGCCCATACAAGTCAAAAATAGATATCATACGGGAATATGGTTTTCCTGTACTATCAAAAGAAACAGCCGCAAAAATAGAACTGCTTGCACACCCTACGGACAAGAACAAGACAGTTCGTCACGCTATCATAACGGGTGAAACGGGAGAGTATGGCGGTTTTCGCAAGCATACAAGAATGCAGCTTTCTCAGCGCTGGCTTGAACTGTTTGGCGGTTACGAAAATGAAAACGAGGGCGTTGACTACAAGATACCGCCGTTTAAGGTATCATCACAATGCTGTTTCTGGATGAAAGAAAAGCCGTGTGATGATTGGGCAAAGCAACACAAGAGTGTGCTGTTCTTAGGACTTATGGCAAGTGAGGGCGGCAGACGTGAAAAATCGCTAATGCTTAACGGCTGCAATTACTTTGGCAAAAGCACGATACGTTCAGCACCATTTGCCATATTTACAAGGCAGGACTTGCTACAACTTGCACTTGACCTGAATGTGCCTGTGCCTACAATCTATGGCGAGATAAAACGTGACTTTGACGGAAAGCTTTGCACGACAAAGGCTCAGCGTACAGGCTGCTCAATGTGCGGTTTCGGCATACATATGGAACAGCGTCCTCACCGATTTGACAGGCTTCGTGAAAGAAATGAAAAAGAGTGGGATTTCTGGATGAACAAGTGTTGTGAAGATGCTGACGGCACAAAGTACGGCTGGGGAAGAGTTCTTGACTATATCGGCGTTGAATGGCGTGACAGAGTATTTGACATGAAAAATAACCAGCTTAGCTTGTTGGATATTGAGGAGGGATAGCCTATGGAAAGAAACGACCCTATGACCATGTCACGCCTGAAAGCCTACCGCAGGAACGCCTCAGCCATTGAGGACATCAAGGCAGAGCTTTCAGGCAAGTACGTTGCCGACAGTATCAGCGTATGCACGCCGCCGTCCTACACACCACACAGCACACGCATAGACGGCTTCTTGCCAAGCGGTGATACACTTTCATTGCTGTGCGAACAGGCACGGTTAGAGCGTGAGCAGAGGACTGTGGAGGAGTTTATCAAAGGGATAGAGGATAGACAAATGAGGAAGATATTTGTACTCAGGTTTGTAAAGGGATTGACTTGGATACAGATAGGACACAAGGTCGGAGGTACGGCGGACGGCTGTAGAATGGCAGTCAAAAGATTTTTGCAAAATGCTTAAACTTGTTCGCTCTGTTCGTTTTACCTATGTTATAATTTAAACTGAGAAAAGTGTAGATGTACCTCAGACTTGTACTTTCATTGAAGTCACCTCCAATTTTCTAAGCCCCGTAAGGGGCTATGCAGAACGTGAGTGCATGAGCTTGCGGTCTGTTCCAACAGGTTAGTGCTTAGTCCTACTTTTTGAAAAGCACCTTTCCATTAACATTGCCAGCACTGACGAGTGTTCGGGCAGGATTGCAAAGCTGTATTGCAACAGATACAGCTTTGAATTTGCAGGTTGAGAGTGCACGAGCTTAAAGCCTGCACCAGTGAAACTACTCCGCATAGTCATGAATATGTGTTGCTGTAAGTGTAATCGGAGTTAATGGCTTACAGGACAGCCTGACGTTAACGGGACCTAGCCGCAAGGGCTGAGCAGGCGGCGGCAAAAAAATGCAGGTCGAGAGCGTGCCAGCTCAACATCTGCTCCACCATTCACAAAACTCCTTATAATATTTTCACAAGAGGCACTCCGAATGGGGTGTCTTTTGCGTTGCACGGAGGTATACAATGCCAGTACCAAGACCAGATCGAAACGGCTCACATCAAACACAGTTCCGTATCAACAAGAAAAAGATATATGCTACCCAAACAGTCTGCGGTATCTGTGGAAAACCTGTTGATTTTTCCTTGAAGTATCCACACCCACTGTCAGCTTGCATAGATCATATCATACCCATAGCAAAAGGCGGTCACCCCTCAGCCCTTGAAAACCTACAGCTTGCTCATTGGTGTTGCAATCGTCAGAAATCTGATAAATTGGTAGAAAAACAGGTGTTTGACCAAAAGGTAGAAGCCGTATCCAACCGTGTTTTACCGCAAACTTTTGATTGGAAGTCGATTTAAACACGAATTTCCACGAAATTTCCAATTTTTTTGAGCATATGGGGGCATACCACCCCCTTTGAGGGGCAATTTCACGTTCACGCCTTCATTGTGTAAATATCTCGCAGAATTTTAAACAGGAGCAAAAATATGACAAACGAAATATACGGAATTGACTATCTGCGACGCAGACTTGCCGATAAACAAACACGAGTGCTATTGAGATATAAGTACTACGAAATGAAAAATAACGCACAGGACTTTTCGAGCCTTGCTCCCGAAAAATTCAAAGGGCTAAAGGAAACTATTGGTTGGTGTGCGAAAGCAGTCGACAGCCTTGCTGACCGCCTGCAGTTCGATGAATTTCAAAATGATGAATTTAATTTGAGCGAAATATTCTTGTCAAACAATCAGGATATACTCATTGACTCTGCGGTGCTTTCGGCTCTTATCTCAGCCTGTTCTTTCGTCTATATCCGAGAAGATAACGGCTATCCTCGCCTGCAGGTAATTGACGGCTCAAATGCCACCGGTATTATTGATCCTGTGACAAATCTGCTTACAGAGGGCTATGCAGTGCTTGAGCGTGACAGCATGGGTGTTGTAAAGACAGAGGCTTATTTCATGGCAGGCATGACGGAAATATACTCCCATGGCGTGCTTGTTCAGCGTATACCAAACGCTGCACCATATGCACTGCTCGTGCCGATAATATATCGTCCTGACGCAAAGCGTCCGTTCGGTCACAGCCGTATTTCAAGAGCCTGCATTGCCTATACACAGACAGCTCTCAGAACTATAAAACGCTCTGAGGTGTCGGCTGAATTTTACAGCTTCCCTCAAAAATATGTGCTTGGATTATCTGAGGACGCAGAGTTCAATAACCGGCTTGCTACGATATCCTCTTTTCTAAATTTCACGAAAGACGGCGACGGCGATCACCCCATTGTAGGACAGTTTCAACAGCAATCAATGACGCCATATACTGAACAGCTGAGAACACTTGCAAGCCTGTTCGCAGGAGAAACAGGACTGACCCTTGATGACTTGGGCTTTGCCACCGAAAACCCCTCCAGCGCAGAGGCTATCAAGGCAGGTCATGAAAACCTACGATTAACGGCACGCAAGGCGCAGAGGACGTTCGGAACAGGTCTGCTCAATGTGGGCTATCTTGCCGTTTGTATCCGTGACAGATACGCATATCAAAGAGATGCGTTCAGAGATACAAAAGTCGCATGGTTGCCTATCTTCGAGCCTGACGCTGCGGCACTCTCGGGTGTGGGCGACGCTATCTTGAAGATAAACCAGGCTGTGCCTGACTATCTTGGTGCAAGAAACATAAAGGCTCTCACAGGTATGGAGAGTGACGGCAAATGAGCGCACTTTCAGACAAAATAAAAAGCGAACTTGTCAAGCTTTCAAAAAGCGACAAACATTTGCAGAGCATTATAAAAAGGCTTGAAAGCGGTAAAGCAAACCTCACTGATGTTGATGACTTCGCACAGGCAACAGGAACTGTGCTGAAAAAAGTCTTTGAGAAAAGCATAAGCGAAAGTCCAAAGGCTTTTACAGATGAACAGCTTATTGCTGAGATACTCGGTGATATATTCGGTGATAACTATGATCTTATAAACTCTGTGGCTGAAAATATCCAAAAACAGCTTGATAAGGCGGCAGGCATAGGCATAAAGCCACAAAGAGCAGATTTCCCATCTGAGAGGATAGAAAATCTTGCAAAAGTGACGGCTCAAAAGGACCTTACCGACAAGACGTCGCTCAGCGAGTTCACTGCGTCAGTTGAGAACATAAACGGCTCTATTTTCACCGATTATGTCAAAACAAATGCTGATTTTCGCAGTAAGGCAGGACTTAAAGTCTACGTTATCCGCTCAGACCACAGCAAATGCTGTGCATGGTGTTCAAAGCTTGCAGGAAAGTACGTCTATCCTGATGTTCCAAAAGACATATGGCGGCGGCATAAGCGCTGCACCTGTGAGATAACCTACGTCAATGAAAAGGCAGGCACATATGATCAAATAAGCTATTCAGACGTTCAAAACGGCAAAGAGATCGAAACACGCAAGCAGGTCACAAGGCTCACACCTGAGCAGGCGAGAGCTAAGGAAAAAGAAGTGCTTAGCAGGATTGACAAATCGAAAAAAAGTGGTATAATGAAATCAGGAAGAAACCTTGAACGAAAAGAGCAAAACATAGGTGCGTTCTCAACGTTGACAGTGCCAATGCAGAAAAGAGAAATTCTGAACATATGTAGAAAATATTCTATTGATACTAGCGGAATAACCTTTAAGATTCAGCGTTCTGAAAAACTCCTTGCACTTCCTTTTTATGGCTCAACAGACTATAATAACATAGGAAGAATAGACTTGTTCCCAAGTGCATTTTCTTCTGAAGAGGAATTAGTAAAAACCATATTGCATGAAAAGTGCCACGTTTTACAGCTAAAGAAACATGGCAAAGCATATGCTCAGCAAAACTTAGATTTAATGGAAAAACAAGCTTATAGGTTTGAACGATTATTTTATAGCTTGGTTACAAAGAGGTGATAGTATGAAATGGCTTGACAATCTAGCGAGTATAAAGCAGCTCCATAAGGCAGGCAAATGCCCATATTGCGGACAAGAAAATACAGATTACAGATTGCTTGAAATAAGCAGTGGTAAAGGATATGGAGATGTTTGGTGCAATGACTGTAAAAAAGCTTTTCATATTTCTCGTATAGAAGTATCAGAGACAGACATTCGAGAAAAGCAGTTACCTCCTGAACTCAAATATTAGTTAATAACCGCTCCGCTACGGCGAGGCGGTATTTTTATACCCAAAAACAGAAAGGAAGAATAATATGGGACTAAGCATAAAAGATGTCTATATTTTATGCCGAGCAAAAAGAGAAATCGCAGAAATTGAAATGAAAATTGGCAAGCAGGCAGATGATAATAGCGAGTATATCAACGCTCTTATACGCTGTGAGAACGCATTGACTTTTGTTTTAGCCAACAAAGAAAAAATAGTCAATTAGTAAATATCGGAATCAAGCACCTTAAAGGGTGCTTTTTTCGTACCTAAAGGAGGTAATTCCCTATTGAGGATAAGAGAGTCGGCAGGCAGACCCCCACCACAGCCCTTGTCCTGCCTTATGAGCAGACTAAGGGCAACGAGGCTGTAGAGTTATATAACAGCACAGGCAGGACTGCTCAGGAATGGCAGGAAATACAGCTCTACGACATCATGGCTATTAATGACGAAGGCTTGTGGACACATATGAAATACGGCTACAGCGTGCCAAGACGTAACGGAAAATCTGAAATACTTATAATGCGTGCTCTCTGGGGACTTATCCACGGAGAGCGTGTTCTTTATACGGCACACAGAACGACCACCTCTCACAACGCATGGGAAAAGGTCATTGAACGTCTTGCAAAGGCAGGATATACCGAAAAAGAGGATTTCAAGAGCACAAAACAGTTTGGCCTTGAACGTATCGAGTGGCTCAAAGATAATGACGGAGGTCTTATCAACTTCCGTACACGTTCATCAAAAGGCGGACTTGGTGAGGGCTATGACCTGCTCGTTATAGATGAGGCTCAGGAGTACACGGCTGACCAAGAAAGTGCATTGAAATACGTTGTTACCGATTCTGCAAACCCTCAGACACTGATGTGCGGCACTCCTCCTACTGCGGTATCATCTGGAACTGTGTTCTATCAGTACCGCCGTGACACTCTGAGTGGAACTAACGTTGACAGCGGCTGGGCGGAGTGGAGCATACCTGAAATGGCTGACGCACATGACCCTGAACTTTGGTATGAAACAAATCCCTCACTCGGTACGATATTAACCGAGCGTAAGATACGTTCAGAGCTTGGCAAAGACCAGACAGACGATAATATACAACGTCTTGGTCTGTGGCTAAGATACAATCAGAAGTCTGCCATAAGCCGGGAGGAATGGCATAACTATCAGCTCGATACAGCACCCACGCTTTCAGGCACGCCTGAACTGTTCTTCGGCGTTAAGTATGCAAGATATACGGCTAACGTTTCTCTTGCAGTTGCAGTTAAAACTTCTGACGGCAAAATATTCGTTGAAGCTATTGACTGCCGCCCTGTGCGAGAGGGGAACGGCTGGATGATCTCATATCTCAGAAATCCTCACGCAAGGCAAGTGACCATAGACGGTGCAAACGGACAGGCTGTGCTTGAAAGTGATATGAAAGACGCAGGAGTTAAGTGTAAGGCTGTGCTGCCAAAGGTTGCTGAGGTGGTGCAGGCGTCAGCTCAGTTTGAGCAAAGTCTGTTTGCTGATAAGATATGCCACGCAGAACAACCTGCACTTGAGCAGGCTGTTTCAAACTGTGAACACAGAGCCATAGGCTCAGGCGGAGGTTTCGGTTACAGCTCTATTATGGAGGGTGCTGACATTTCGCTGTTAGAGTCGGTGGTGCTTGCACATTGGAGCTGTGCGAACGCTAAAGAAAAGAAAAAGCAAAAGATAAGCTACTGATATTTGAAAGGAATGATATTATGGCAGAAGAATTTGAGCCTGTCACGACGCAGGAACAGCTTGACAAGATAGTAAATGCCAAGCTTGAGGAAAACACAAATGCTGTCACAAAGCAGTTTGAGGGATATGTTTCCCCTGCTGATATGGCAGAAAAGGTCAAGGGCTATGAAACCACTATAGCAGACCTTACGGCAAAGGGCAAGGCGGCTGAACAGAGCCTTTTCAGGGTGAGAGCCGCACAGGAGTATGGACTTCCCGCGGAGCTTTCCAACAGGCTCAGCGGTGAGGACGAGAAGTCTATAAGAGCCGATGCAGAAAAGATGTCAAAATATTTCAAAACATCACACAACGCCCCTGATTTCAGAGCAGAGGGCGACCCAAGCAAAAACAGTGCGGAAAACGCACTTAGAAGAACACTTGAAAAGCTGAAAGGAGAATAATCATGGCAGAAACAATTAAGAGAGGCACACTTCTTGAGCCTGAAACAGTAACAAGCATTTTTTCAACAGTAAAGGGTCATTCCTCCCTTGCAAAGCTCAGCGGCAGAGATCCTGTATCTTTTAACGGCAACGACTATTTCGTTTTCTCTATGGACGATGAGGCGGACGTTATCGGTGAAAGCGAGGCTAAATCCGCAGGTAGTGCTAAGCTCAGCAAGGTGACGATGAGACCGCTCAAGATCGAATACGGCGCACGCTTCAGTGACGAGTTCATCTATGGAACAGACGAGAAAAAGCTTGAGGTCATGAAAGCATTTGCAGAGGGTGCAGCGATCAAGTTTGCTCGTGCTATCGACATTCTCGGCTTTCACGGAATCAATCCGAGAAAGAAAACTGTTGTCGCTGCTCTCGATAATAACTATATCGACAAGGCGGTAGCTGACAATAGTGCAAAGGTCGATTTTGACAGCACAGACCCTGAGGGCAATCTTGAAGACGCTATTGCTCTGCTTGGCGACTACGAGGCAACAGGCTTTGCACTTTCAAAGGACTTTGCCTCTGCACTTGCAAAGCTCAAGGTCAACGGCGTAAAGCAGTATCCTGAGTTTGGTCTTGGTGCAAATCCAGGCAATCTCAATGGCACAGCTTGTGACGTCAACTCCACTGTAAACTTCAATAAGGGTACAGACAGAGCTATCGTCGGCGACTTTGCGAGAGCCTTTAAGTGGGGCTATGCGAAGGAACTTCCTTTGGAGGTCATTCCATATGGCGACCCTGATAACTCAGGCAGAGATCTGAAAGGTCACAATGAGGTGTATCTCAGAACAGAGGCTTATATCGGCTTTGCTATCCTTGACCCTAAGGCGTTTGCAGCCGTTCAGGCCGTTCAGGCAACAGAATGAGCAACGTTTATGCCACTATCGACGACATAGCAGTATACGGACGAAAGCTCACATCACAGGAGCAGCAGGCGGCAGATAGTCTTATCGAGACCGCCTGCGCAAAGCTCCGTGTTATAGGTAAACGCTACGGCGTTGATGTCAATACCCTTGTGACAAGTGATGAAGACTATGCGTTGACAGTAAAGGCGATAATCTCAAAAGCTGTTGTGAGAAGTCTTGACTGTTCGGCTGATAATGCACCCCCTGCCGTGCAGGCGTCGCAGGCAGCTATGGGCTATTCAGTGTCAATGACTTATCTCAATTCCGGACAGTCCTTGTATTTTCTCAAAAACGAGTTGAAAGAGCTTGGTATCATTCGTCAGAGGTGGGGAGCTATGGAGGTATATGACTATGAGAACAATGATAAAGGGAATTTCGGTGAAGCTTAAAGTGCAGACGCAGACAGGCGTTGACGGCTTCGGCAGACCAACTTATGAGGATAGCTGGGAGCTTGTTGACAACGTGCTTGTGGGCGAGCCGTCGTCTGATGATGTTATAAGTGAACTTAACCTTTCAGGTAAGCGGATAGCTTACACCCTTGCAATACCAAAGGGTGATACACACGTTTGGGAAAACACAGAGGTCGAGTTCTTCGGCAGGAAATTCCGCACCATAGGTTTTCCTATAGAGGGCATTGAAGAAAACTTGCCGCTCAGTTGGAACAAGAAAGTAAAGGTAGAGAGATATGGATAAGGTAAAGATAGTTCTTGACCGAAAGGGCGTAAGGCAAATGCTAAAGTCCAAAGAGGCGGAGAACATCTGCCGTGAGTTTGCAGACAAGGCTGCCAAGCGTTTAGGCGACGGTTACGAGGTATCCACCTATGCAGGCAAAAAGCGTGTGAATGCAAGCATAAAGGCTGTGACCTATAAGGCGAGAAAGGAAACCAGGCAGAACAATGCTATCTTAAAGGCGGTGCTGAACAAGTGATAGAAGAAATCATACTGAACTATCTCGGTGAAACCTTAGATGTTCCTGTCATTATGGAAGAAGCCCTAGCAACTACGGAAAGCTTCGTATTGCTCGAAAAGATAGGCTCGTCTGAAAGCAATGGGATATCTTCGGCGACATTTGCAGTGCAATCATACGCTAAAAGCCTTTATGAGGCGGCAAAGCTCAATCACACCGTCAAGACAGCTATGCGTGACGCTGTGACTCTTGATGACGTCATATCCTGCAAGCTGAACAGCGACTACAACTACACCGATGAGGAAACAAAGCGATACCGCTATCAGGCAGTATTCGACATACGATATTACGAAAAGGAGAGATAACAATGTCAAACACCAACAATGCAAACAACGTTACCGCAGGCAAGCCTAAGATAGGCGGTGCGGTATATCGTGCACCTAAAGGCACAACGCTGCCGACAGACGCAACATCGGCTCTTGCAGCGGAGTTCAAGTGCCTTGGCTATTGCTCAGAGGACGGACTTTCAAACGGCAATGACCGCTCAAACAGCAACGTAGCAGCCTGGGGCGGAGATGTAGTGCTCAATATGACCAACGCAGGCAGTGACACATTCACGCTGACGCTCATCGAAACGCTCAACGAGGAAGTGCTCAAAACTGTCTACGGCTCTGATAACGTCACAACTGCACTTGAGGGCAAGGACATAACAGTTGCCGTGAACGGCGGCTCTGACGAGGAGAGCGTGTATGTTTTCGAGCTTATCCTCAAGGACGGAGCTTTAAAGCGTATCGTAGTCCCTTGTGCCTCTGTAACGGCTCTGGGCGAGATCAAGTATATAGACACTGACGCAGTGGGCTATAACATCACGCTGACAGCCGTCAACGACAGCAAGGGCAACTCACACTATGAGTACATTCACCTGAAATCTGAGTAACAGGAGGAAGATCATATGCTTAAAGGTATCACAAAAAGCGGTTTTGACTATGAGATAGAGGATAAGGCTCTTGACAACTGGGAGCTGCTTGAATCACTTGTGGCGATAGATGAGGGCGACACTGCCGCTGTCATCAAGGTGGCAAGACAGCTCCTTTCCAAGGCACAGCTCGACAGCCTCAAAGAGCATTGCAGAGATATAGACACAGGAATAGTGTCAAGAAACAAGATGCTTGCAGAGATCGCCGATATACTGAAAGGCGAAGGCTCAGAGGGCGACAAAACAAAAAACGCCTGAGGGCTGTCTGCGGACTTGCCCATATGATATGCCGTGATGAGATGTCGCTTGCCTGCGATCTCGCAGAGGTCTATCACATATACGACTACAAAACGCTGCCGCTTTCCTCAGTGGCGGCGTTTTGTATGGGTCTGCGTCCCGACAGCCGATGCAAGATGCTGCTCTCGGGGGATAAGGTCACTCTTGACACGCTCCTTGCTGCAATGATATATGACAAGCTTGCGTGGCTGCAATGGGCTAAAACGAAAGACGGCGCAAGAGGTGTGAACATACCCGAAACTGTTGTTTCAAAGCTTTTAGGCGACAGTGAGAGCAAGACACGAGGATTTACAAGTATCGAAGAATTTGAAAAAGCAAGGCAAGAACTGATAGGAGGTGAAACGTAATGGCGGAAGGAACTAAGCTTGCGGACGCATATGTGCAGATAATACCTATCTCAGAGGGCATAACAGGCAGAATAAAAGACCTGTTCAAAGACCTGCCCGACGAGGGCGACAGCGCAGGCGAGAAAACAGGCGAAAGCTTTGCAACGAAACTCAAAAAGGCTATAGCGGCGGCAGGTGTGGGAGCGGCTATAAGCAAGGTAGTCACCTCTGCATTCACTGAGGGTGCGGCTCTTGAGCAGTCGCTTGGCGGTGTTGAAACGCTATTTAAAAAGCACGCTGATATTGTCAAGAAGAACGCACAAGATGCCTACAAGACCGCAGGAGTAAGTGCAAACGAGTATATGGAGAACGTCACGAGCTTTTCAGCGTCGTTGCTTTCATCTCTTGGCGGTGACACTCAAAAGGCGGCTGAGGTCGCTCACACTGCTATGGTGGATATGTCCGACAACGCCAACAAATTCGGCTCGGATATGCAGTCTATACAAAACGCTTATCAAGGTTTCGCAAAGCAGAACTACACAATGCTTGACAACCTCAAGCTTGGCTACGGTGGAACAAAGTCTGAAATGGAAAGGCTTTTGCAGGACGCTCAGAAGCTCAGCGGAGTTGAATACAACATTGATAATCTGAGTGACGTATACAATGCTATCCACATCATTCAGCAAAACCTTGATATCACAGGCACAACAGCCAAAGAGGCAAGCACCACCTTTTCAGGTTCATTCGCAAGCATGAAAGCTGCCGCCAAGAACTTTCTTGGTGTGCTTACATCAGGTGGTGATGCTGATAAGGCTTTCAATGACCTGATAGGTTCGACAGAAACATTTTTCGGTAACGTAAAGCGACTTGCAAAGAGCTTTGTATCTCAAACGGCAAAGGTATTTGATTCAGCAGTTGGTCAGCTTTTTGAGAAAATGGGCGTTGACGCAGAAAATATAGAGGGCGTTATAGAGGGTGTTCACAACGCCCTTAAATCCATAACAGCGGCAATTGTGACATTCATTGCGGTGTCAAAGGTATCTGCGGTCACAAAGTCCTTTGAGGGGCTTACTCTGCAAATGATACAAGGTAAGGCTATGGCAACGGCCATGAATGCCGAAATGGCTATAACTCAAAATCTTGCGGCAGGTATCGCTGCAGGTGTCGCACTCATAGGCAGTGCGATCATAAATCATTTTGCCAATGAGATAGACGTCACAGAAAGCAGTATGGTGAATTTGTCCGAGAGTGTAAAACAGTTTTCGGACAAATGTCTTTCCACCAAAAGTGCCGTTGAAAGTCTTCACGAAGAACTTGCCGACAGCACAGACAGTAATAAAAAGCAGGCTGACTCTTATCGTGCACTCAATGACAGGCTCAAAGAGCTGAATGAAACTGAAAATAAAAGTGCTGATGAAAAAGCCGAAATGCAATCCATTATAGATCAGCTCAACGGCGATATAGAGGGCCTTAATCTGACCATAGATGATCAGACAGGCGGCTTGAAAAACAACACAGCCGCAGTAAGCGATATGCTTGACGCTTATGCGGATATGCAGGATACAAAGGACTTGCAGGATAAGCTTGCGGAGGCTCTGAGAAACCAAGCGGCGGCTCAGAACGAGTATGATGAAGCACTTGAACGATACAAGCAGGCTAAGGCTGACGGCTTGACAGGTGATGATTTTGACGCGCTTGCACTGTCCCTCAACACCGCTCACGGTGCACTTACAACAGCAAACAATGACCTTTCCTCTGTAAGACAGTCCATAGAGGAAGCAAACATCGCTCAGAAAGAATTTGCCGACGCTTATGCTCTTACAACAGGCTCGATAGCAGAACTCTCGGAAGAAACGCTGTCGCAGATAAATGACATCTGCGGCAAGTATGCAGACGCATACAAAACCCAGCACGATCTTGTGTTCGGACAGATAGATCTTCTTGACGAGTTCTGTGGAAAGTCAGATGTGACCGCCGAACAGCTTATCGCAAATCTTGACGATAACATAAACGGCTTTACCGATTGGGAGAACAATCTCGCCAAGCTGAAAAAAAAGGTCGCAGACGGCATTATCTCACAGGACTTTTACAACAATCTTGAAGAAATGGGTCCAAAGGGCGCAGGCTACGCAAAGGCGTTTGTTGATATGTCAGATAAGGAACTCAAGAAATACTCTGCCAAGAGCAAGGGCATTTTTGATGAAATGAATGACTACGTTGACAGAAGTATGAGCAAGATGAAAACCAGTTCCGCAAAGCTTCTTGATGAGCTTGTGGGAATGGCAGGTCAGCGAAACTTTGAAATGAGAGCGGCATATGAGGTCTTAGGACAGTATGCCGCAGACGGCTATGCAGATGGAATAAAAGGCAGAATGCCCATAGTAAATGCCACAGTAAGTGAAATGATACGAAACGGCATAACCGCCGCAAGGCTTGCGCAGGATTCACATTCGCCGTCAAGAGTTTTCCGTACACTTGGCGGATATGTGGGAGAGGGATACGCTCTTGGCGTGGCTGATGAAACATATCTTGCAGTGCAGGCTTCTGAAAACATGGTCAGATCTGCAATACAAAGTGCCAGCAATGTTGACAGCAGGATAGATGTATCTTCACTGAGAGAGCAGACAGCTACACAAACTGTGCCTGATACGTCAAACATGGGTATGCGGTCGGCTATACTCAACGCCCTTGCAGAGTATGCCTCTGTTGACGGCAAAAGCACCAAACAGCCTATTAATGTTACTGTGGAGATAGACAAGCGAGCCGTTGGCAAGGCTGTGGTAGAAGATATAAACTCGCTGACAAAGCTTAATGGCAAGTCACCGCTTGTATAGGAGGAATGTAATGGAATATCTGAAATTCGGTGATACTGAAATAGCCGTGCCGACAACGTTCACCATAGATAAGAAAAAAATAATGTCCGACAATGCAGGGCTTTCCTTGACTTGCAAATATGTGGGTGATGTAAAGGGCTTGCAGACCACGCTTCACATAGAGTGGGCAAACCTTAAACCGCAGGAAGTTGCAATTATAAACGAGTATGTTCTGAATGTGCAGGACGCTGATTTTTCTGTTACCTACCTTGATGAAACGTTCAACATGGTCACGGCACGTTTTAGGGCAGAGGGTACAACATACGAACAGTGGGGTTGGGATAAGAAAAGACAGCTTTGCAAGGTGCTTTCTCTTGACCTTTATGCCTATTCCGGCACAGGTGAGGTGACATAAATGCACACAGTAAGCGACATTGTATCATCAAAGATAGAGAGCTATTGCAGAACGTGGAGAATGGAGCTTGAAGACGCAAAAAGCATAATTGCAGGCGACAAGATAGTATCTGCAAGCAGTACAGCTCAAAGCACATCTATTTCCGACGACATCGAACTAGGCGCAATATGCTCACAATCGTGGAACATAAATATCAATGACGTTGATATGAAATTTCTCGGCAAAGAGTATGACCTTTCTTTGTACCTCGTGGACTATTCTCACGGCGAGACCACCTACGCCACCCTAGAAGCCTACACCTACGCCGAGCTTTCAAAGCTGACAGTTGAGCAGATAAGCAAGCTTGGCGAGATACTTGGCGGCGAAAGAATACCCATGGGGCGGTTCACCTGCGTGAAGTCCAAGAAATCGGGCGGCAGTGCCGAGATAACTCTTGCGGATAGGCTTTACTTCTCCGACAAGACCTATGTGCCAAAGGTCAAGCTCCCTGCATGGAGCAAAGATATCGAGGACGATATCTGCAAGCAGTTGGGGCTTGAAAACGGCAACGACTATACCATCCCTGCAAAGCTCCGTGTAAAGGGCGGAGCAAGGCTCTACGGCAAGGGGCATATACGCCTAAAGACCGCAAACTTCGACTTCAAAATAAGCTCTATACCCAAAGACACCACAATGCGGCAGATGCTCAGTTACATAGCTTCGGCACAAGGCGAGTTCGGTTTTGTTGACCGATACGGCAGATACGTCCGCAAATGGTACGGCTCGAGCGTGAAGATACTGGACAACAACACTATCGACCTGCCAACACTGGGAGAACGTCCGAATGTTTTGGCAGGCATTGTCTGTAAGGTCAGCGACAGCGAAACTCTGCGGCTGGGCAATACCACAGGCTCGGCAGGGCGTGTGCTGGAGTTTGAAAATCCATATATGACAATGTCGCTGCTGCGGTCATTGTGGCATAGGATAGGCGGCTTTTCGTGGTATACAACGGAGCTTTTTCACCGCCTTGGCGACCCACGATTTGACGTCGGGGACGTGATAACATACGTCAGCGAAAGCGGCGAAAGCTACGATATACCAATAACTAACATAGGATTCAATTTTGACGGCGGACTTTCAGCCGATATTTCTGCGGTGGGTCTGTCTGTGGAAGAACAGCTTTAGGAGGCGAGATTATGGACGAGAACGAGATAACAACTGTAGCTGATACGCAGGCGGAGAAAACTGCCGATACAGCAGACACAGGTCAGACAACGCCCACCACCGAGGAGCTTATCCAGCAGCTTACGGCGAGAGTGGCGGCACTTGAAGAAATAGTCGGCGAGGAGGAGTATGAGCTGCGGTACTCGGGCGAACAGACGGACGAGCTTTTAGACGGCGGTACAGCGGTGTTTCGTGCAAAGACAGCGGCGCAGATAGTAAGTCTTGTGAACAGGCTCTACCCACTGTATATGCGGTGGGGGTCTTTCACGGTGAATATGAAGGTCAACGCCGACAACGGTTCCCAGTGGTCATACAATACACGCACAGGAATGATACCCTCGGGGGTCACTAAGCCTGCGGTGTTTATGGTGTGCGACTGGGGCAAAAAGCACTTCAAGTCGCAGAGTTTTCAATACAAAGTCGCAAGCAACGGCAGGGACATCGACTGGGAGGCATACCTTGAGCACACCTCTGACCAGGGCGGCACATACGCTTTCAAGGTATACTATCTCATAGTTGGCAAAAATGCGGAAGGGGGAAGTGTAGTTGGCTAGTTTCACGGAAAATCTCGGACTTAAAAAGCCCGACAGGACGGACAGGTTCAGCATCGAGGACTTCAACGGCAATATGGATATTATCGACACTATACCCGATATGGCGAGCGGACAGAGCCTTGTGGGTGTGTCAGTGGGAGAAGCGTACGGAAATATAGGTATAATAGGCATAGCGGAGGCGGTCGAAGATGAAAATATATGAGGGAACAGACGGACTAAGAGGATTAGTCAAGAAGCTTATCGAGGTCTATGACTTTAAGAAAGTTGTGTTCGAGGGCGATAATGCGAGTATTGATACACAAAATGCCACCTTTCAGCTTTGGGTAACAGATGAGCTGTTTTTAAGAGGGCAATTTTCTGATACAAATAGTAACTTTGGCTGGTGTGACTTGAGGACACAAGCATTAACTTGTCCTTGTGTAAGTACTGCACCTCGTACTGGAGATCCTAGACGTTGGGTCATTTACAAACAAAATGACCTAGTTGCTATGGGTATAGACAGTAATACCACTAGTAGACCTGGTATAAATATAATAATTGGTGAAGTAACTAACTATGAAACAGGAGAAACCGAAATAGGAATGGCCACAAGTTGTGCTGATAATAATATTCGCTTATATACAGTATTCACTGATGGGGCTACTATTAAATCTACTCCTTATAGATATTTTTGTCAGCAGAAATCGGTGACTTCACTTGCTCCTGTAGTTTCTACTGATTTAAACAAAGGTTTTACAAATGTGTATCATATACTTTCTCATATACAGGGTATATCAGATAGCTATAATAACAGTGACTATGCTGTACCTACGCAAACTATACTGCTCAATAATAAGAAATATCTGTTAAGCAGATTTGC